CTGACGTTATGGAAAGCGTCAGATGTTTCGGTCATCTCATTGAAGAGAAGGCTGATGGCACAATCACAATTGACGGTGAGACTAGTCAGCACAAGAGTTTAGATGAGGCGAGAAAATATATTAAAAACAAAAACTTTTCTGAGAAACTAGAAGCACAAATCTCGAATGAAATATACGAAGAGATCTCTGAAAATCGAATCGCACAAATCATTAAAGAGCACCATAGCGTAAAAGTTACAGATACCTTAATAGAGTCATATATCGCTCTCGCCTCATCTAAAATCTTTACCATCGACCCAGTTGTATTCGATATTCGAAGACTGAATAAGTTAGACGTTGTAGTTGAAAATAAGATGCACTACGAGTTGAGTGATGGTAGCGTTGTAGCAATTGACCTTGCAACGCAGAGTAGCCTAAATAATTTATTACAGAACCAAACAGAGATCGTTGACTATATGAGAGAGTCCAAAGAGAACTTCCTTAAAGTCATCGAACAGATAAAGGAATAACAAATGGCTGTCACAAAGACCATACTTAAGAATGTCAATCAGGAAGCCGTAATCAAGGTTTCTGGTACTGACGGTTCAGCAGTGATTGATCTTCAGACTGATCTAGTCGCTTCTACTCAAGTGGTAGATGGTGCCACACAAACTGTCAACATCGTCGGGCTTATTTGGACTGGTGCAACTAATGGTATCGCTGAGGTTTCCCGCGACGGTACTATTATCGCCACTCTTCAAGCTAATGCTGCAGGTGCGCTTGAGTTTGGCGGTCAGGCAATGATCCCTGAGACTATCCAGAATACTAAAGACATCACCATCACTATTTCTGGTGCTCAGGCTGAGTGTTGGATTCGTGTTAAGAAAGTTGGCGGTTACAAAACTAAAGTTGAATACGCTACTTATGGCGCTTACGAAGATGAGTCTCGTGTTGGCGCAAGTACTACGCTACCTGGTAGTCCAGACTACGCTGGTTAAGGAGAATAACTAATGAAACTAATCAGAGAAGTCTATGAGCAAACTAGCTACATTGTCGAGGAAAAACTCGGCAAGGGCAAAACATATTTCATTGAAGGTGTGTTCCTTCAATCAGAGTTAAAGAACCGTAACGGTCGTATGTATCCTGAGTCTGTAATGGACAAGGAAGTTAAAAGATACGCCGAAGAATACGTTTCAAAGAATCGTGCATATGGAGAACTTGGTCATCCAGATACTCCATCAATCAACCTAGATCGTGTGTCACATCTAATCGTTGATCTTCGTAAAGAAGGTACGAACTATATCGGTAAGGCAAAAATCCTAGACACTCCAATGGGTCAGATTGCTAAGGGGCTACTTGACGGTGGCGCTAACCTTGGTGTTTCTAGTCGAGCACTTGGTTCTCTCAAGACAAACAATGAGGGTATTCAAATTGTTCAAGATGACTTTATGCTTTCTACAGCTGCAGACATCGTCGCCGATCCTTCCGCTCCAGATGCTTTTGTCCGTGGTATCATGGAAAGCAAAGAGTGGGTTTTTGTTGATGGAAAGTTCGTGGAAAAACACATTGACGAAGTAAAGCGTACTATTCGCAACACTTCTTCACGCAATCTAGAAGAAGCGAAAATCCTCGCTTTCCAAAAGTTTTTGAGTAAAATCAAATAAATAATAAATAACTATAGAACTTATCCAGTTAGGAGAACCAGATGTCTATCGAACAAAAAATCGCCCAAATTCTTGCTGAGTCTAAAGCTGCTGAAGAAGCAAAGCTAGTTTCAGAAGATGAGGAAATCGTTGCTGAGGAAGTAGTGGAAGAAGAAGCTGTTAAGCCAGCTGCTGAAGTCGCTAACCCAGACAACGCAAAGAATAACGTACAAGATGAGAAGGAAGCCGAAGGCGGTACTTCTAAGAAAGCAAACGCTGCTACTAAGGGTGCATCTGCTCCTGAAGCAAGCCACATTGCTGGTATGAAAGAAGATATCGACGCACTTATGAATGGTGAAGAACTTTCTGAAGAGTTCAAGCAAAAAGCTACTACCATTTATGAAGCTGCTGTCATGAATCGTGTGAAGCAAGAAGTTGCTCGCATCGAAGAAGAGTTTGATACAAAACTTGCTGAGCAAGTTGAAGGAATTAAAGAGGGTCTTGTTGAACATGTTGATGGATACCTCGACTACGTAGTCGAGCAGTGGATTGCACAGAATGAAATTGCCCTTGAGCATGGTATGAAGTCTGAGATTCTCGAAGGTTTCGTATCTGGATTGAAAGGTCTCTTTGAAGAGCACTATATCGATATTCCTGAAGAGAAGTTCGATGTATTGGCTTCTATGGAAGAGCAGATTGAACAACTTAGCGCTAAGCTAGATGAAACTGTTGCATCTAATGTAGAGATGAAGAAGTCTCTATCTGAGATGAAGCGTGTTGAAATCATCAAAACTGTAAGTGAAGGTTTGACTGACACTGAAGTTGAGAAGTTCGCTGGTCTTGCTGAAGAACTGTCTTATGAAGATGAAGAATCTTTCAAGACTAAAGTCCAGACTATCCGTGAGAACTACTTTGCTACCAAAGCACAAGCAGATGGTACATCTGTTGTTACAGATACTCCAGTAGAGTCTCTAACTGAGGAAAAGAAAGTTGATCCTCAGATGGCTGCATACTTGAGCATCCTCAACCGTAAATAATTTTACCTACCTAAAAGGAAATAAAAATGACTACTCGTCAACAACTCGTTGAAAAATGGGCACCAGTTCTGAACCACGAAGGTTCTGCCCCAATTAAGGACCAGTACCGTAAAGAGGTTACTGCTGTTCTTCTAGAAAACCAAGAGCGCGAAATGCGCAAGCAAGCTGAAGCTCTGTTCGAAGCTGCTCCTACTAACGCTGCTGGTTCTTACCCAGACGCTGGTGGTATGGCTAAGTTCGACCCAGTTCTGATCAGCCTCGTTCGTCGTGCAATGCCACAACTGATCGCTTATGACGTTGCTGGTGTTCAGCCAATGACTCAACCTACTGGTCTGATCTTCGCAATGAAGTCTCGCTACAGTTCTATGAACGGTACTGAGGCTCTGTTCAACGAAGCTGACACTGACTTCTCTGGTACTGGCACTCACGCTGGTTCTAACCCAGTTTCTGGCACTTACACTACTGGTGAAGGTCTGTCTACTGCTGCTGCTGAACGTCTGGGTCAGGGTGGTTCTGGTGACGGTTCTTTCGCTCAAATGGCATTCAGCATCGAAAAGACTAGCGTTACTGCTAAGACTCGTGCTCTGAAGGCTGAGTACTCTATCGAACTCGCACAAGACATGAAGTCTGTTCATGGTCTTGACGCTGAAGGCGAACTGAGCAACATCCTTTCTGCAGAAATTCTTGCAGAAATCAACCGTGAAGTTATCCGTACTATCTACCGTACTGCTAAAGTTGGTGCTCAAGTCGGTACTGCTGTTGCTGGTACTTTCGACCTTGACGTTGACGCAAACGGTCGTTGGTCTGTTGAAAAGTTCAAGGGTCTGATGTTCCAAGTTGAACGCGAAGCTAACGCGATTGCTCAGCAAACTCGTCGTGGTCGTGGTAACTTCATCATCTGCTCTAGCGATGTAGCTTCTGCTCTTGCTATGGCTGGCGTTCTTGACTATGCTCCAGCATTGTCTACTAACCTGAACGTTGATGAAGCATCTACTACTTTCGCAGGTGTTCTGAACGGTAAGTACAAAGTGTATGTTGACCCATATTCTGCTAACCAGTCTGGCACTCAGTTCATGACTGTTGGCTACAAGGGTACTTCTGCATTCGACGCTGGTCTGTTCTACTGCCCATACGTTCCTCTGCAAATGGTTCGTGCTGTTGATCCTAACAGCTTCCAGCCAAAGATCGGCTTCAAGACTCGTTACGGTCTAGTTGCTAACCCATTCGTTGACCTAGATGATGCATCTGGCAGCGTTGGCGATCTAACTTCTAACGCTAACTACTACTACCGTCGCGTAGCGATTACTAACCTAATGTAATCGGATTGTCGGTTTCACGAAGCCGACATTAGAAGCGGTGTTTGGGGCGATCTTTCGGGGTCGCCCCTTTTTCATTACGGATAAATAGAGTTATGGCTACTACACTTACATGTCCAATTCCAAGCACCATCAATCCATTATCACCTAATGGGTTCATGTTCAACATTCAGAAACTACCACAGGTCAGTTTCTTCTGTCAGCAGGTCAATTTACCTGATCTGACACTAGGTTCTCCTGAAATTGCTACTCCACTATCAACCATGCTAATGGCAGGTGAGATGCTGACGTTCGGTTCTTTGAACGTTCAGTTCTTGGTTGATGAGCAGATGGCTAACTACAAGGCGATTCACAACTGGCTTATCGGTCTTGGTTTCCCTGAGAACTATGATCAGTATGTAAATTTCCAAGCGACTGATACTCGCCCAATGATTTCAGAATTGACTAAAAACTTCTCTGACGCATCATTGACTATCCTTGGACCAAACAACCTACCAATTCAAACCGTCAATTTTGTAGATGCATTCCCAGTCTCTTTAGACTCTATGATGTTCCAGTCTACCAGTGATGACGTGCAGTATCTTGCAGGTAATGCAACTTTCAGATACAGCTACTATAAATTCGCATAAGTCAAATTTGACTTTTTTGTAAATCTGCGGTATACTATTCGCAGATACTAAACCATGGAGTCGTTATGAATATTGACCAAATTCAAGAGATGTGGGACGCTGATTGCGAGATTGATGACAACTATCTCGGCGAGCATGCCACTAAAACCCCAAAGCTACACGCAAAGTATGTCAAGCTATTGACTGGGGTTAAACTCAAGAACACAAAACTACAGTCTGATTACAACCTCTTACGTAAAGCGAAGTTTCGCTATTACCGTGGAGAGTTGTCACGTGAAGAACTCACTGACTTGGGTTGGGCTCAGTGGCAAGGTGTTAAACCTCTCAAGAATGAGATGGATGAATTTCTAACAGGCGATGACGATCTAAATACATTGAGGGTCAAGATTGATTATCTCGAGACCATGATTTATTTACTTGAGTCCATTCTAGGTCAGATCAAAGCTAGAGACTGGCAAT